ATCTCGACCGTATCCACCAGCCCTGATTTGGGCGAACTGGCGCAGACTGGCCGGGATGAGCCGAGATTAGAGACACCTTGGGATGATTGGCACGGTTCGCTTGTTGCGGAGCTGGGGGGATGGGCGGAGAGGTTTCTAAAAGTGTCGTTGATGCCTTGGCAGTTGCGTGCGTTGGCTGGTTTGACTGCGTTACGCGACGACGGCCGCTTCCAACATCGGCTTGGGCTTGTTTCGACTGCCCGGCAAAACGGAAAAACCACCGCGCTTGCCACTTTGGTGGGTGCCTTTCTAACCCTTGAGCCACAACGCCGCGGCCAGCCCGTCACGGTGCTTTCCACGGCGCACCGCCTTGACGTCGCCGTCGAGTTGTTTCGCAAATTGGCTGAGCTGCTGGAAACCCAATTTGGGGCAAAGGTCACTTGGGCTTACGGGCGTAACGAGGTGCGTATGCCTGATGGGTCGCGGTGGCTGGTTAAAGCTGCCAGCCCGAGCGTTGGTCACGGTTTGTCGGTCGATTTGGTGGTTGCCGACGAAATTTGGGATATCAGTACCGACGCGATTGATCAAGGTTTGCTGCCGACCATGCGTGCTCGACCAAACCCTTTGATGGCGATGTGGTCAACCGCCGGCACCGAATCGTCAACTGTGTTTCTCCGCTACCGCGAACAAGGTTTACGCCAAATTGACGCTGCCAAACAAGGCCCGCTGTACATGGCCGAATGGTCGCCGCCGCCTGATCTTGACCCAATGACCCCTACCGCGTGGGCTTATGGCAACCCAGCTCTAGGGCACACTTTGCAAGCCGAAACGATTGCCTCGGAAGCCCAATCACCAGATCGCGCCGCGTTCTTGCGTGCCAGCGTCAACCTCTGGGTTGCGTCAGATCGAGCATGGGTGAAACCCGGACAATGGCCCGAACTACAAATTGACGCCATTCCACCCGGCGGCATCATCGCGGTTGAATCAAGCCTTGACGACTCCCGCTATTTTGGCGTTCGAGCTGTACCCCTCGGTGACGGCCGCATCGGCGTCACCGTCGCTTTCCATGTGGACACCATCGCCCAATGCGTAGCCGCCATCCAAGAACTAGCCGCCGACCCAAAAATTGCCTTTGCGGTGAGCCCCACAATTGAACTGCACCTACCCCCATCGCTAGAGCGTCGCTACCAAGTCGTTGGCTATGGAGAGTTATTGCGTTACACGCCGGCGGTAAAACACATGATCGAGGAACGTACGCTGCGCCATACCGGCGAACAAATGCTGGCTGAGCACGTTCAACGCGCCGTCGCGGTACGCAGTCAAGGCAGCATGGCGTTGTCGTCGCAACGCTCACCGGGGCCCATCGAGCTAGCCCGTTGCATGGTGTGGGCAGCCGCGTTAGCTGCTCGACCAACCGTCGTCGGTAAACCGATGATTGTTGTTGCGGGGCACTAACATCGCGGCAGGCACCCCTCGCCTGCGTCTTGCCTTTCGTCGGGATCGGACACGACCGACGGGGGGTGCCACCAAAACACATTCAGATCGGGCAACATAGACACATGGCATTGTTCAGCAAAGGCGCAACCAAAGCAGCAATTAGCCCGGCACCCGCCAAAGCTGCGGCCGCTGGCGGCTACACCAGCAACGCCGCTGGTGTAAATCTCATTGGCCAGTACTACACCTACCAAGAAGGCGAAGCGCGCAACCGCGCAATGTCCGTGCCGGCAATTAACCGCGCTGTGTCGCTGTTTAAATCTGTAATCGGTTGTATGCCGTTGCGCATGTACAACGAACGATGGATGGATGGCCAGCGCGAAAAGGTTTACCTTGACCCGCGCTCATGGCTGCGCCGACCAGACCCACAAGTGCCGTACCAATTCCTCATGGGCATGACTCTTGACGATCTTGTCATGTACGGTCGAGCTTTCTGGTACATCCAATCACGCACCGCCGACGGCTATCCAGCGAGCTTTACGAGATTGCCTTCCGGGACCGTGCAAACTCCGGATCAGGGAGACGGGCCGGTCTGGTTCGGGCCAAGCAACCAGATCTATTTTAACGGCGGCATGCTCGACCCAGATAACGTCGTTCAATTTCTTAGCCCGGTGCAAGGGCTGGTTTATCAAGCACCCGGCGCAATTGATACCGCGCTAAAAATTGAGGCCGCACGCAACCGCAACGCCAGCAGCTCAATCCCGTCGGGCGTGCTCCGTCAAGTAGGCGGCGAACCAATGACCGGGCAAGAACTAGCCGACCTAGCAGCCGCGTTCAACGCAGCCCGCGCCACCAACCAAACCGCCGCGCTCAACGAGTTCGTGGAATACAAAGAAACCAGCATGACACCCGACAAAATGCTTTTGATCGACTCGGCAAACTACAGCGCATTAGAAGCCGCCCGCCTTGCCAATGTGCCTCCCTATTTAGTGGGTGTGTCCACTGGGTCGTATTCGTACCAGTCCAGCCAGCAGGCACGCGCCGACCTGTACATCTTTGGCGTGAAGCTTTACGCCGAAGCCATCGCCGAAACCCTGAGCATGGACAATGTGCTGCCTCGCGGAACATTCGTTGAGTTTGACCCGACCGAATACTTGTCAGAAAACTACGGAGCCGACAGGATGGATGAACCCGTCATGGAAAACACCCAAGAACAGATTGCGAACCGCTAATGCCGTACTACATCACCAAAGACGCTGAGGAATGTGCCGGCTGGGCGGTAGTGACCGCCGACATGGAAATACAAGGCTGCCACCTACTCAAGCAGGATGCCATTGACCAAATGGTTGCGATCAGCAACGAGGAAGGCATTGAGCCGGGTGGCGAACTAGAAATCGAGGATGACATGGAAGAAATGCAAGCAGCCGCAAAGCCTGTCAAATTGCAGGCACAGGTTTGGATTGAGGCGGCCAAAGGCGAAGGCAAACGAACGATCAGCGGCATCGCGGTGCCCTACGGCGTGGATGCTGTGGTCACGGGTGGCGAAAAAATCCGTATTGAAGCAGGCGCACTGCCCACTACTGGCAAAGCCCCAAAACTTTTTATGTATCACGACTCAACACAGCCCGTGGGCATCGTGAGCGAGCGCGTTGAAACCGAGGAAGGCATGCTGTTTTCGGCTCGCATCGCCGCAACCGCGGCCGGCGACGAAGCCCTGACGCTTGCGCAGGAAGGCGTGCTTGACAGCGTTTCGGTGGGCATTAACCCAACCAAGTGGCGTATGGATGGCGACACCATGGTCGTCAAAGCAGCCGAATGGATCGAACTGAGCCTTGTGCCAGTGCCGGCGTTCGCTGGTGCACAAATCACCGAAATTGCGGCAAGTATCCACCAAAACGAAAACCCCATCAGTAATAATCAAGAAGTGACCCCCGAAAAGGAGACCCCAAAAATGGAAAAGATTGAAGCCGCAGCTGCTGAGGAAGTTATCCCTACCGCACCGCTGCCCGCACAGCCGAAGCGCGAATTCAAGATGCCGTCGGCTGGTGAATACCTTGCCGCGATGCACATTGGTGGCGACACGTTCGCAAACATCAACAAGGCATACCGCGAAGCGGCCATGTCGAAGCAGACCGCACTGCAGGCTGCCGCTGGCGACCAGTTGACCACTGACACCCCCGGCTTGCTCCCGGTTCCCGTGCTCGGCCCATTGGTGCAAGACATCAATTTCGTGCGTCCTGTGGTCAACGCTGTTGGTGCTCGCGCTTACCCGGATGGTGGCGCAACCAAGACGTTCATTCGCCCAACGATCACGACCCACACCAACACGGGTGTGCAGTCGTCTGAACTGACGGGTGTGACTGCTCGCACCATGGTCATTGCTGCCAACTCGGTAAGCAAGACCACGGTGGCCGGACAGGTCACGTTCTCGGCTCAGGACATTGATTTCACATCGCCTGCCGCAATGCAGTTGGTGTTGAACGACCTGATGGGCGAGTACATGCTTGAGACCGACAACATCGCTGCTGACGCGCTGCTCACCGCCGCGTCTGCCAGTGGTACGTGGGATCTCACCCCCGAGGACTTGGTCAAGTCGATCTACGACGCAGCCAACGACATTGCCAACGGCCGCAACTGGTTCCCAACGCACATGTTCGTTTCGCCCGATGTGTGGGCGCAGCTCGGACAGGTCGTTGACTCCAACAAGCGACCGCTGTTCCCGTATGTCGGCGCAGGCCTCACCGGCCAAAATGCGCTCGGTGGCGCGGAAGCGTCGTCGTGGAACGGCAACCCGCTTGGCTTGCAGTTGGTCGTAGACAGCAACTTTGCTGCCAAAACAATGATTATCACCCGTGTCGGAACTGGCGCAGGCGACGCATTTGAGTTCTACGAACAGCTCCGCGGCCTCATGTCCGTCGAAGTGCCGTCAACGCTCGGCCGCACGTTCTCGTACTACGGCTACGTTTCAACGTTCGCCGCAATCTCGGGAATGATCCGCAAGATCGTTCAGGCCTAACCCGGAAGGGGCCGCACAATGGCCACCTACACGGTCACAAACAAATACCTGCTGGACAACTACGCCGTAGTTCAGCTCCTCACCCCTGCGGAGCTTGAACTCGGCCAGTCCATAACGGTCAGCGGCGTCGACGCGACGTTCAACGGCTCGTTTACCGTCCGTGCTCTGCCCCAGTATCGCTTTACTGGGGTGGACACGGAAGGCGACCTGCTTTACGACTACCAAGACCCGATCGCCAACCAAGTGCTGTACGCCAAAACGGCAGACAACGTCGATCGCGTAGCAGCCACCGGGACGCTTTCCAGTACCCCAACGTGCACATGGATTGTCGCTAACGACATTGCTGACTGGCTGTACGGCACCCAAGCCGTGACCGCCGACGTCACGTTTTTGACCATTTGCGCTGCTGCAGCCAACCAATTTTGTTATCGCCGCCGCGCAGAAGCCGGCTACACGGACAGCCTGACCACGGTGCCGTCACAGGATGTGAAACTCGGCACGATCATGTATGGCGGTGCTTTGTACCGTCAGCGCGGCTCAATCGATCAGTTTGCGTCATTTGACGCCATGTCCACCGCGTCGGTGGTGGGTTTGGCTCCCATTGTCAAGCAGCTGTTGGGGATTGATCGCCCACAGGTGGCCTAATGGCCATACAAACCTACACCGACCTGTTCAACACAGCATTAAACAACCTGTCCACGTTTCTCAAAACGGTGACGGGTTTGCGTGTGGTAACAGACCCTCGGAACATTGTGCCCAATTGCGTGCTAATCCAAGCCCCGTCATTTACGGCGTGGACAAACAAGGCTGTAGACATTTCGTTCCCAATCACCATCATCGGCGTCGGCCCCGGCAACGAGGATGCCCTACGTAACATCCTGAACGTCGTGGCTCAGGTGCTTGACAAAAACGTGGCTGTGACCGACGGGCGACCCGTTACCCTTGACATGGGCGGCACCATTGCCCCCGCTTACGAACTGACCGTCAAAATGCTGGCTCAATCATGAAATGGGTCGTAGTTAGCCCCCGCGTTGGTCACCCCGGGGCCGAATACGACATTGAAGGCGCAGCCGCCAACAACATCAACGTGGCTGGCCTGATCGCTGGCGGGTTTATCAAACCAGTTGATGAATCCACGCAAAAGAAACCCAAACAGTCTAAAGTCAACAAAGAACCGAAGGAGTAACCCCCATGTCAACGACCACCTATCTGTCCAACCCGGTTGTCACCGTCAACAGCGTCGATTTGACCAACCAGTGCACCGCCGCCGTTTTGACCCGCACTGTTGAGGCATTGGAAGCCACCGCGTTCGGTGATACGTCGCGCAAGTACACGGGCGGCTTGCAAAACAACGAGTTGACTTTGACGCTTCTCATGTCTTATGCCGCAACGGAGACTTACGCAACGCTCAAGTCGCTCGTCGGCACCACGACCACGGTGCGTGTCCAGCCGGCATCGCCACCCGACTCGGCCACCAATCCCGGCTTGATTGTCACTGGCGCATACCTCGAATCGCTGCCCGTGCTCAATGCGCAGCTCGGCGCACTGTCAACCATCGATGTGACGTTCACGGGCGGCGTATTCTCCGAGGACACCAGCGTCTAATCACGGCTGACTAGCTCGGCCCGACACGAAAGGAAGCCATGAAAATCACCATTCGCTACACCCGCAGAGGTGAGCCACAAGAAGTGTCCACAACGCTGGGCACCATTGTCGCGTGGGAACGCAAATTTAAGCGCAAAGCCTCGGACATGGCCAACGGTATGGGCATTGAGGACATTGCGTTTTTGGCGTTTGAAGCAAGCAAAACTCACAAGGTTGCGGTGCCAGCCGCGTTTGACGATTTTTTGAACCAGTTGGACAGCATTGAGGTTGCAAGCGAGGAAACGGAAAACCCTACCCCCGCGGAACTAACCGACGAGCACTAGCCGAGCTGCTAGTGGGCACCGGCTGGTGGCCGCCACACATTGAATTTGACATGGCCGATCTAGCCACGGTCGCTAAGGTGCTTGACGAGCAACGGAAGCAGCGCAAATGACCAACGTAGAAGTAATCGGCGTCAAAGAAACCATCAAAGAATTGCGCCAGTTCGACCCTGAGCTGCGAAAACAATTCAACAAAGATGCCCGCAAAATCGCGCAACCAATCATTGACCGCGCCAAAAGCAGCTACCCAAGCCAATACCTGTCAGGCATGAATCGGCTGTGGCAATACGGGCGCACTCGCCGGCAACTCTTTCCATACAACCAAAAAGACGCCCAACGCGGTGTGGTGTTCAAGATTGACACTGGCAAACGAGCAACCAGCACATTGACAATTATCCAGAAAAACCCGGCTGCGGCCATAATTGAAATGGCTGGCAAGAAAGGTGGCGACAACCTGCAAGGCGCACGATTTACAAAGGCATTGACGCTATTCCACGGGCAGCCAGCTCGCGTCATGTGGCCTGCTGCGGAATCATCACAAGGGCAGGTTGAGGATGCCATGATTGAGTTGGTCAATCAAGCCGCCGCCACAGTCGAATTGAGAATCACGGTCATCAAATGAGCATCCGCATACCCATCATCAGTGAATTCGATGGCAAAGGGATTGAACGCGCCCAAAAAGAGTTTGCGAACCTTGAAGGCGCAGGCGCAAAAGCCGGCTTTCTAGTCAAAAAGGCTTTTCTGCCGGCTACAGCCGCTATTGGCGGTTTGGCCGTCGCGCTCGGAGACGCCACGCAAGCCGCAATGCAGGATGCCGCTGCCCAAGCCCAATTAGCCCTGACCCTGCGCAACGTGACTGGGGCAACCGACGCACAGATTGCCAGCGTCGAAAAATCGATTAGCGCAATGTCTATGGCGACTGGCATCGCCGACGACCAGCTGCGCCCAGCATTTGAGGCACTGACCCGAGGCACCGATGACATTGCTGTGTCACTGCAGCAAATGAGCCTTGTGACAGATATTGCAACCGCTACTGGTCGCCCATTGGTAGATGTGGCTAGTGCGTTGGCAATGGCTTACGAAGGCAACTACAAAAGCTTGCGAAGCATCAGCCCAGAAATGGCCGCGCTCATCAAAGAAGGCGCATCACTTGACCAAATCATGTCGGTGCTCGGTGGGACGTTTGGCGGCGCAACCCAGACATTTGCCGAAACAGCACAAGGCGGCTTTGCCCGGCTAACCGTAGCCATGAACGAAACCAAAGAAGCCGTTGGCGCAGCATTGCTGCCAATCGTCGAACGCGCCCTGCCTGTCTTGCAGAAATTTGCGGCGTGGGCCGCCAACAATCCCAAAGCATTTTTGGCTATTGCCGGCGCAATCGGCGCAGTCGCTACAGCGATCGTCGCGGTCAATGTGGCCATGATGCTCAACCCATTTAGCGCAATCGCCGCCGGTATTGCCTTGTTGGTCGTGGCGGTAGTAGCCGCGTACAACAAATTTGAGTGGTTCCGCAACGGTGTCAACGCGGTGTTTAATTTCTTGGCTGGGAGCGTTGAAAATTTTGTAAACGGCTTTATTGATGGCATCAACTTTCTCATTCGTGGCCTAAACCTGTTGCCAGGCGTGGACATTGCTCCGATTGAGATGCGGTTGAGTTTGCCTCGACTCGGTGGCGGTGGCGGGTCAGCAATGACATGGCTCGCCAGCGAAAACCGTGGTTCAATCCCAACGGCCACAGCTCCAAACCTTGCCATTCCAGCAGCCGCTATTACAGCCGCTGTGGGCGGTGGGGGCGGTGGTGGTGGGGGTGGTGGCGGTTCACGCGTCTCCGCGGCTCCAAGTGGTCTCTCCGTGGCTCCTAACGCCGCAGGGCTGGCCGCAGCCGACTTCTTTAGCCAAGGGCTCGACAACCCCCGTGTACGCCAAGAAATCAACGTCAACATCAACGGCGGCCTAGGCACATCCGCCGAAATCGGTGAAGCAGTCGTTAACGCCATTAGGCAATACAACCAAGTGCAAGGCCCCGCCAACATTGCGGTCGTCTAATGGCCGCTGTAACCATCCCAAACGCAGGAACCTACGACCTGCTGGTTGACGTCGGGTTTCTTGTTGACGGCTTTACCCTCGACGATCCAGTAAAAGGCTTGCTGGACAGTACGCAGTACGTGCTTGACGGCAGCACCAGCTACGCCAGCGTTGCGTCAGGCACCACCAGCGTCTATGTGAAACGCGGCCGTGAGGATGAAGGCGACGCCATCACCAACGGCACCATGACATTCGTACTTAATGACACGCTGGCCGACGGCGTATTCAACCCGTTTGATGATTCAACCAGCAACCCTTATTATGACCAAGCGGCTGGGGTGCCGGGGTTGGCCCCCGGTCGCGCTGTCAAACTCGTTCGCTACAACAACAGCAACGTCGCCGAAAACCTATTCACGGGCTTTGTCGTCAACTACGACTACCAATTCACCCTCGGCGGCCTTGACACCGTAACCGTGTTCTGCGTTGACAACATGTACCGGCTAGCCCAAACATTTATTAGTGCACACACCCCAGCTAAAGAATTTACGGGCACACGCATAAACGCCATTCTTGACCGCACAGGCGTCAACTACCCGACAGGCGCAACCGCCCGAAACATCGCCACAGGCACTGTCGAGCTTGGCGGTTCTAGCCAATACGCGATAGCCGAAGGCACCAACGTCAAAGCGTATTTTGACTTCATCACCTACTCAGCTGAGCGCGGCCGCATTTTTATTGACCGCGACGGCGTGCTGGTTAGCCAAAACCGCATTGGAGCGGTAGCAGGTGCCCCTGACCTGTACTTTAAAGATGACGGCACAGGAGCCAAATACAACGACCTAGAAATCTCGTTCCAAGCCGAGGATATTATTAACCGAGTCGCAATTACGCCAGCCGGCGGCACCCAACAGCTTGCCAACGACACGGCTAGCCAAACCGAGTTTTTTATTAAGTCGCTCTACATTGACGGCAGCCTGCTACACGACAACGGCGACGCCCTGACCCTTGCGAACTACCTGCTAGAGCCGACCGCGGAACCCCGATTTACATCCGTAAGCACCTTTTACGGCACCCTGACCACCAGCCAGCGTGACACGGCCGCCATTCTTGACATTGGCGACTACATCGCCATTCAAAAATCAATTCTTGTCGGCGGCATACCCACAAACATGGCCCAAGACCTAACGATCGAAGGCGTCGAGCATCGCATTGATTTTGCCCGAGGCCACACATCCCGCTACTTCACCGCGGTGGCTGATGTCATTTACGACTTGCTGCTTGACGACCCAGTGTATGGCACACTCGACAGCTTCAATGTCCTAGGCTAGAACCTATGGCAACCCCCACCACCCTGCCCAATAGTTTCACGACTGGCCAGATTTTGACCGCGGCTCAGATGAACAATTTGCGTGGCGCATTTCGTGTCTTGCAGGTAGTAACCGCTCAAAAAACCGACACTTTCACGACAGCCAGTTCAACCATGGTTGACGTAACAGGCGTTTCGTTGAGCATCACCCCAAGCTCTGTTGACAGCAAAATTTTGGTTGGCGTATTTGGTCAGTGCGGTCAATCATCGGCCACGAACGTGGTGCGCCTCAACCTTGTTCGCGGCTCCACAGCAATTGCCCAATCAACTGGCGGTGGAAGCGCAAACCAAACAATGGCGTTTTACCATGCCGCCGCCACAATCGGCATGCCCTTCGCTATGCAATTTTTGGACAGCCCCGCCACAACCAGTGCAACGACCTACAAACTGCAAGCAGCAAGCCCCGATGCAGTCAACATTTACATCGGTCGTTTCAGCATCAACGGAAACTTTCCGACCGTCACAAACATCGTGGCAATGGAGATCTCAGCATGAGCACCGATTACGCAGCGGTTTTGGTAGCCAAATACCCCGGCACCATTTGGACACTTGACGGCACCAGCTATGACGGTTTGACATGGCTAGATGAATCCTCAAAGCCAACTAAAGCCGAACTTGACGCTGCATGGCCAGAAGTCAACTACCAGCAACAAGTCGCAGCTGTCGAAGCAGCTCGACTGACGGCCTATGAACAGGAATCAGACCCGGTGTTTTTTAAATGGCAGCGAGGCGACGCCACTGAAGCCGAATGGCGCGAAGCCGTGGCCAAAGTGAAAGCCGAAAACCCATACCCCCCGGCACCGTGATGACATGGCTGACGGCGTTCTCATTGCTCTCATTTCTGGCGGGTTCAGCCTTGTTGTGGCGTGGATTCATCGTGGCTTCAAAAGGCAACACCACGACCACGGAATCATCGCAGACAGCCTCGACCGAATCGAAAACAAAATAGACCGACACATTGAAAACCATGACTAAAGCCGACAAAGCCATTTTGGGGTCATACGCCCGCAGCTTCTTAACAGGCGCAATCACCCTTTATCTTGCGGGCGAAACTGACCCTAAAAAGCTTTTGGCGGCAGGCATCGCAGCAGTGCTCCCACCGTTGCTGCGCTGGTTGAACCCAAACGACAAGGCTTTTGGTCGTGGCAGCCAAGAAACAGACAGCGGCCACTAAACGGCCCTACACGGGCTTTAACGGTGTCGCTGGCGGAACCACGGCTGGCTTGCAAGTGCTTATTCGCACGTTGGAACGCGAAACTCAACGCGGCTTGTGGAACAACGGGGCGTGGGGTGTGCGCGACATGAAAGGCAAGCCCGGTCAACCATCGGTGCACGCCACAGGCAGGGCCGTGGACATGAGCTGGCGCAACATGCCTGACGACCGCGGTCGAGCCGACTGGTACCAGCCAGCGTGCCGCATCATTGATCGCCTTGTGGCCAACGCTGACGCCATAGGGCTTGAAATGGTTATCGACTATTTCCCGCACCCGTGGGGTCGCGCTTGGCGATGCGATCGAGGCCGCTGGCGCAAATACGACAGTCGTACCGTGTCAGGTGCACCAGGCGGCGACTGGTTTCATTTAGAGATTTCGCCGGCTATGGGAGCCAACCCAGAAGCCATGAAACAGGCACTTTTGTTGGTTTTTCCACCAAATCCACCACAACCCTGAAGTAGTGCTCTAGGGTCGGTATTACCCGACGAAAGGAGCAACGTCATGGCAGAGTGCCAAACCTACATTTACGAGGTCATGCGAACCGTTTTAGAAAACGGTCAGCAAGTCCTCGTACAGATCTTTCGGGATACCGAGGAACTGAAAGTGCTGCATGCCCAGATCGCATTCAAGAACGCGGTCGGCGACTCATGGGGTGTGCCCTACCAGCTAGAGGTGGCCCAATGAAAAGCCCATTTCTGATTTTCGGCTACATAGCCGCCCTATTTGGTCTTTCAACGCTCCCAGAGGCTCCTGGCGCATCTGGTGGCATTGTGGAAGCACCCCCCGCCACAATCCAAACCTACGAATACGGCGAAATGCCAGTGCAAGCTGCCGCGGCACAAACAACCACTAGCACGACTACAACCGTCTGGGTCGAGCCCGAGCCCAAATCTGAGTGCGAACAGGCGTTGCAACTTGCGCTTGACGTCGGCTGGCCGGCGAAGGAAATGGCGACCCTTGCGCGTGTGTTGTGGCGCGAATCGCGTTGCACACCCGGGCCCGTGCACAACCCCGATGACCCGATGGGCGGCAGCCGCGGCTTGTTGCAAATCAACGGCTACTGGTGCACACCAAACAGCGGATGGCCCAAAGGTTGGCTACAACACAAAAACATCGTGACCGACTGCGATGACCTGTATGCCAGCGAAATTAACTTGCGCGCCGGCTTAGCCATTTGGCGCAATTCTGGGTGGCACCCATGGGGTATTAAATGAACAGCAACGAATACTGGCCCGAATCACTAAGCGAAGGAACCCGACAAATGATCAGCGACGCAAGTTTCCAAATGTGGAAAAACTTCTTTGACGAAATCAGCTACACACCAGCACAAAAGAAACGCCGCGACCGCCAAGAACTTGGCAAACGAGTACGCCTAATAGCCGTCGATTTGGAGTTGTCGGGCGAAATGGCTGACGCTGCTATTTTGATGGAAGCCGCCCAAACACTGATTGGAGACAACGAATGAACCCGACACTATTCGACGCTCGGCTACAGGCTGACGCAGCCCTAATTCAAATTGCTGGCAACACCAACCCACGATTTGACGAGGACTGCGAAAACGCCGTTTTAACTGTTGGCCGTATGCGCCGCACATTCACTACCGACGAAGTATGGGAATGGCTAGAAACCCATCACGGAGCGACAGCGCATGACAATCGCGCCATCGGCCCAATCATTAACCGTTTACACAAAGCCAACAAGATTAGGTTTACAGGTAATTACCAGCCATCGCGTAGGCGGCATTGCTCACCAATTAGGGTGTGGGAACTGGTCTAAACAGGAACATCCCGACATGGCATTTGATCTAAGCAACTACGAGACCGTTGAGGAACGGTTGGTGCGTTGGTGGCAGGCATACCCCGAATCACAAATTGTGACCACCATGTTGCACTACGACGGGAAAACCGTCGTGTTTCGAGCCGAAGGCATAGTCGCCGGCAAAGTAATTGCGACAGGCCACGCCGAGGAAGTGCTCGGCTCTAGCCCCGTCAACAAAACCTCGTTTGTGGAAAACGCTGAGACCAGCAGCATTGGCCGCATGGTGGGTTCGTCACCGTTAGGGCACAAGCCGGGAGCAAAGCCGTCGCGGCAAGAAATGGCAAAAGTGGAGCGCGTTCAAGCCGGCTCAATGGCATCACCCACATCATTGGCCACGCCCAAGCAGCTCGGCTTTATTAAGAAATTGGCGAAAGACCGGGGCCTAGACGACGAAGCCATGTTTGACGAGATTATGGACAGGTTCCAGCACCCGTTGGAGTCGCTGACGGCACGCGAGGCTAGCCAGTTGATTGAGTCATGGAAGTGAACGGCGCAGACATTGAGAACGCGGTGCGTTTGCTGTTGGCTGACGGTCAGAAGTACAGCCGCCGCTATGTGTTGCGTGTTATTCCGGGCACGTTTGACCAGCGGTATGCTGCTGTTGAACGGATGCTTGACCGCGACGAAATTATTGAATCGTATGACGAGACAGGGCAAGAATGGCTAGCTCAAAAATGACCGAAACGGACCTGAAATTTATTGTGGTCAACCTCGCCCGCCGTTATGGCTGGCTGATTCACCATGACCTGCCAGCGATCAATCGTCGCGGTAAATGGGCAACACATGTCGAAGGCGATGTTGGTTTTCCCGATTTGGTACTTGTGTCACCGCGCTGGCAACACATCATCGTCGTCGAGCTGAAAGCGGAGAAGGGTAAGGTTTCGCCGGCTCAACAGAAATGGCTAGATTCGTTCACCGCTGCGGGCATTGAAACGCATGTAATCAGGCCCAGCGATTTGGAATACATAACGCACAGACTGACCCGACCAGACCTGTACAACTAGAAAAACCCATGACCTACTAGGGGTCGCGCCCTAGGTGGATGACACCCGGTAACGGGGGTAGATCAACGCGCCCTAAAACAGCTAGACGAAGGTGGCGGGGCAAAGCGTTGAAGCGATGTGGTCAGTCAAGTAAGTGGGGCCCGGGTAGAGGCAAGCCGGGGGGTGGAGCATTACACCCGTCTGCCCTAACACAGATCGCTAAGGTTGACATCAAACAAACGCAACAGACTTGAGCCCGACATGAACACCAATCACACTCGACTAACAGCAAGGCCGAAGGCCGCGCTAGCACAACCGAGCGAAGCGAGGGCGTGAGATGGGCAAAGAACACAACACCCCCACCTACAAAGCCAACCGCCAACGACTACTCGCCGGCAACCCACCCTGCACCTACTGCGGTGCGCCGGCCACAGAAGCAGACCACATCATCCCAGTCATGCACGGCGGCGACAGCTCCCTCGACAACCTCACACCAGCATGCAAACAATGCAACAGCCGCAGAGGAAACCGAACACGCCAAGCAAACGACCAAGCACGAATCAAAGCCCGCAACCAAGCCATGCAACAACACGGCCAAAACGGTTTTTTACCAACGAAACGCTTGAC